CCGCGATGAAGTCGCCGCCCGGTATGATGCGAATGCGGTCCGGCCGGAGGCGCCACAGTTCGACGATGTTGCCGAGTGGCCCGCGCGCCTTATAGATGTAGGCATTGCCAGCGAGACACCGGTCCATAACGACGGTGCCCCAGAGTTGGCTGCGGCTCATGAAGGGATTCGGCGCGTTGAGTAAGAGGACCAGCGGGTGATCCGGCACCTCCTCGATGAAGCCGTCGCGGATAAGCATAGCGTCGACCAGACGATCCGGTAGCCCCTTCGCCTTCAGGACTCGCGCCTGTATCCCAATCTGCGGCTTCGCACGGCGCCGTCGCTTGCCCATGATGTGCGGTTCGCCCGCCGACGTCGCCAGCATCTCGATAGCGGCGAAGACGATCTCGTTCCGCATATAGGCGCCGGAGTAACCGAGATAGTTGCTGCCCATCGGGGATAGGCCACTACCAAAGGAAGAGGGGAAGGCGGCGGGTGCGGCGTTGCGAATTGCGGACGGAGAGGGAATAGTCTTAGCGATGAGTCCCATGACAAAATGCCCCTTCTGCTGCAGTAGAGGCCCACGATGCAGCGGGGGGCACGATAATACCGATATGTGCTTAGTTCAGTCAGGCAGCGCTATGATTTATCGCCTTGCAGCGGTGGCAGACAAAGCGCCACGGTCGCTCGGCTTTTTCAGCCAACTTGCGTTCGCATCGCCAGCAGCGAATGCCCGAATCAACATAATTGAAGCGGCCAGATGCGGGTGTTGGGGATTGGATTAGGGCAAGTGCCCTTCGTGCCACAAATTCTGACTTTACCCCAAGCAATTCGCACCACGTCCGAAAGTTTGAAGACGGATCGGCTATCCATTCCGCTATGGCAAGTCTGTCTCCATCTGCCGCTAGATCGTCATAGGTCTGTTGTATTACAGCAGCCGCAAGTCCCCTAAATGGGTCTTCCCGTTGCTGCCGGTTGGCCAGCCTTGAGTCGCCACCAGACGATGCCATGTCCATAAGTGTGCGGGCCGGGAGTTCTCTCAGTGATGGTCCTGCATGGAGTTGGCGCAGGCTTGCAGATTCCTCGCAGGCCACCTCAAACTCATCCGATCTCGCTTTAGCAAAATGAACCGTAATCGCCGAGCGTTTGCGATCCAATCGGCAGGGGTATTCGATTGAAAAGAGTTGAAAGCCGGCCGAGTCAAAGAGGCTTCGTAGTTCATTATCGAGGGTAGTCCATCGGGGTTTTATTATTGGCTTCGCGTGCGGTTTGTGTTCCCTACGCTTCTGTAGAGTCTTTGTCACCAATTAGAGCCTCCATGCCGCTTCGAATACGTGAACGGCAAAGCCGAGTGCGCCTGCCACGACAATGAGGACGATGACAGCAGCGATCAGCCAGATCGCCCACTCAGCGAGCACCTTGCGGTCGTCGGCGTCAATCATCGACAACATTATACGCTTAATTGTCAATACAGGTAAGCGGATCATGGGGGTTGCCCTTCCCTCACTCCAATGCCTTCCTTCGCTACATCCGCATCCAGCAGCACCGGGACGCCCAAGAATAGCGGATAACTAGCATTCCATTCGTCGCAGTAGGGGCAGCGATAGATTCTGTGGCTGTTCTCATCCTGAGTCTTCCACTTGTCGACTGTCTTTCCGCAGAATGAACAATAGGGCCTCTCCCAAGCTACCTGAATCATCATCGCGCCCCCCTAAACCAGCATCATCCTTACTTCCGCGCAGGTAAGCGGATCATGGTGACTTCCTCTCCGCCCACTTCCAGGTACCAGCCGCTATCGCCTCCAATCGCCATGCCTTCGCCTTTTCAATAGCCTCGGCTTCCGTCTCGGCCCAAACTCTAATGGTCGCCCTTCGAACCGAGCGTATATCCGGCTTCGTCAATCCAGGAATTGCAGGCATAGGTTGCCAGAACTCACAGGTCGGCGGCGAGGGAACCGCATCGGCAATGAGGGCGCAAGAACGCGGCCACAATCCATCCCGAAGCACTCCGCCTCGATAACCTAGCGTGATTTCCCACGGTCCATTAAGTATGCTTTCCTCTTCGGGATGATCAATAATGCAGGCTTCAATTTCGCCCGAATCAGAACATGCAGCCCGCGCGGCCTCCAACGTGGAAAAGACGCCAGCAAAACGGAGAGCGTTAAGACCCTCACTGTTCTCCACATATTCCTGCACGATATAGACCTGATTCGCCTCGTCTTTCATACCAACATCATCCCTACTTCCGCCGTCTCGCCCGTTATGCCGGCCGCTATCGCCGCCGTGTACGCTTCCCAGGATAGGCATCCCGCCATCGCTGCGTCTATTTTCAGCGGCGAGTCGGGGCGCTCCTTCTGGATGATCCACATGCGGTTGCCGTCGTCGTCGGTGAACTGCTGCATGTGCTTGTGCGCGTTCTGGATGCAGGCAGTGAAGCGCGGGTCGCCGTCGTGCGTCAGCGCTCCCGTCTGGATTGCGTTGCGGTAGGCCAACAGCGAACCCGCCATCTTGCGGTAGATGGTCGTCGCCCAACTCACAACGACATCGGCGCCGTAGCGGCCCGCCCACACGGCGAGCATGTCGCGCCAGTAGAATGGGTCGGCGTTGAAGCGCCAGACTTTCCAGCGCTTGAATGCGGCGTCGACCGTCTCGTCAACCTCTAGGAACGGGATACGCTGCTCACCCGAATCGATCTCGATCGGTTCCCAATAGCCGACGACCCACTGGTGTGCTGTCCCGACTTCCGTGCCTATGAGTGCGGTGTGGTCGCGGCCAATCGAGCCGTCAAAACCGAGTGTAATCGCAGCACCGTCCGGCACGACGTAGGCGGCGTGGACTAGTGTATTCCACTTCTCCAGGTCGAAGGGTTTGTCCTCTTCGGCCACGATCTGGTTCAGGTAGAAGCGGTGAGCCATCGCCGGCGAAGTGCGCGGGTCTCGTATCTCGGCAAGTAGGCGCTCGGGGCTAACCCAGTCAGAGTCGCCGCGGGCGGCAAGTAGACCGGTCATCAGAGACTCGTCGTCGTCGAGGTCGGTAGTCTCTGGCGCTTCTAGCGAGTCATAGAGGAAGTCGGCGGTGTCCGAGACTCCTTGCGCGATCTTCTGTGCGGTCTCATAGTCGTGTTGGGCGTCAGAGTTCTCGCCCGGCGCATGAGCGTTGGAGATGGACAGGACCCGGCTTGAGCCGTCGCGCGACTTGGCCACGTTGCGGGCGATGACCTTACTCATCTCGTCGCCCTCGTTAGAGCCGATCCAGTGGTGGGTCTCATTCTTCAGGACGAAGGTAGCGCGGCCACCCTCCAACGCACGCGGCGAACTCGTAACGGCTTCGATACGCCGGCGTCCGCGGTCGGCGTAGATAATCTCCTTGCCGATGTCGATGCTAAACTCCGATTGCGCCTTCGGCGACAGCATCCCCGGGAAGAGCGTCATGGTGTTGCGCGTCTGGTCGCGGGAGACAGCGGCCGTCTGAATCCATGCGGCGGCGTGAGACTTCGCAATGGGTTCGCCGTCCTGCCAGTGGTCGAAGCGACACGGCCCGACGAACTCCACGCAGCAGAGCGCGGCGCCGAGCGGGTCTTTTCCGTGACCCTTCATGCGCCGGTACATCCCCGAGCGGTACACGAAGCGCCCGCACTCGTCGATGGCGTACCAGTGAAGAACGAATCTGCCTTGCTCCAGGGTAAAGCGCCACGGTTCGCCCGCATTGGGTCCATCGGGTTGGAGGAGGTATTCGGCAGTCCAGCCTAATATCTCCCAACCGAGCGTGTGCTTCGGGAGCACGAACTTGCCGCGCTTGTCGCGCTGCCACGTCGGGCCAGTAGTGACGGGACTAACTAGAATAGTAGTTTCCACCACCAACTGAGTCCTATCATAAACAAGCCAAACACTGCGAGAGAAGCGAGAATCCCAGTCAGCCAAGCCAAGACAAATAAAATCCAACCGAAAACGAACTCTAGGGGCGGTCCAGTATCGAGGTTGATCATCTCACCCCAAGGGGTATCCCAACGCTTGTCGCTCATCCTTCCAGCGCCTTCCTGTAGTCTTCAATCGGCCATAGCGACCGACCGCAAAGTAGAACAGCCACGTCTTTGTTGACGAGGAGACCGACGCCCCTAGGCAATATCTCGCCGAGTGAGGCTATTTCAGGAATCAGTTCCTCACGAACCCAGGAGTCGCCCAGATATGATATATGCCGCTTGAATGGATTCCTCATCCTTCGATACTCCTTCGGTAGTCTTCAATCGCCGCTATTGCCGGTCTCTCCTGCTCCGCCTGCGCTTCGACGTACCTGATACGCAGGTCGCGGCGTGCATCAAGCGTCAAGCCGAGTATTTTCTCGCGGTTTCTGAGCTCGACCGCCTGCGTCATCTTGCCCTCATGGAAGGCGGCGGCAACTAGAGCTGTGTCAAGCGCGAACTGCCAGTCGGACTCATCCCATAAGATACAATGTGGCATGTGCGAGACAACTCTCCACCAACGCTTTGTCGCCTTCGGCCAGGGGATGGGAATCTCTGTCCCGTCGAGGAGACTGAGGCCGCGATATTTGGGGAACCGTGGCGCATCCTCAAACGGCACGTCGACGACCTCTATCCAATCGACGTGCTTGTTCTTATTGCGACGCTGATCTTCGGGTTTGGGCTTACGTCCTACTACTGCCATTTCTAATCCTCGTTCCATTTGTGATTCGTAAATAGCTCCAGATTAGTAAGCCAGCGGTTGAAAATTCGCTGCCGCTTCAGATTTTTCACGCCCGTACCCACGTCTCTCGTCCCGTCTTGGCGCTGTGATGAATGTGGCACAGCCCTTGACCGTTCGCCACGTCGAACCTTGCGCCGCCCTGCCTAATAGGGATGATGTGGTCGGCCTCCGTGCTTGGCTTGTTGCAGGCTGAGTCTTGACAGATGGGATGCGTCGCCAGGACCGCCGCCCGCCATTCCCGGTGCCGCGCATCATAACCGCGTGCTGATGGAGATGGTCGATCCGTTATCGTGCCAAAGGGTATGCGTGGATGAGTCGGGCAAGGCTGGAGTAGATAGCATCCAGCTTTGCTGCACGCTTTCCCTGGTTCTGTTCGCAATTGTCTACTCCCTTTCGCCTATTATACGCCGGGGCGTCAACGGCGTTCTCTGCGAGGTAGACCGAGCCTTTGGCGCGCCAAGTCCGATACATACTGCGCTGCCTCAAAGCAATCTTGACAGCCCGCAATATCAAGAGGGTGATCCTTCAGTACGATATGAATCAGCATCGCAGGGACTTGCTTGTGGTCGCCATCTTTCCTCATGTTGTTTCCCTTCCTTTATGCCACGTCGTCAACTAGCGGGCGCTTCATCCGTCCTTGCCACGTGACTTCGCCCGCTTCCTCTTCCTGTACGCCGCCTGCCTCTCGGCCCTAGTTTTGTAGACCCTCTTCTCTTCACAGGTACACGTCGGGCAGTGTTTCACTGTAACACGTGACTCTGTAACACGTGACGGCGTAACGGGCAGAGGGGTCTTTGGAGCAACGGCCAACGGAGTCGAGAAGACGTGGGCCTCCCATGTAGAGTGGGGGTTTCCGCAGAGTTTACATACCGACTTCTTCATGCGTTACAGTGTACCACAAACGCTACACTGTAACAAGGGGCTGCAAGGGTGTGGCTGTAGGCGACGCGGCTTGTGAACGCTGTCACACCGTTGGGACGCTCACACAATTCAGCGATATTGCCCCTAAAGTTGTATCTAGCAACTGCTTTCCGAATCTGGGGCTAGGTTCAGCTAGATTCGCTTGACAAGCCCGCCAGGAAGCTGTAAGGTCAGGGCGTGAGGTGAGACATGGCAAGCGGCATTTCATTATCAAGCATGGCCCCAAGTGTTGACAGTGGCGACACCGCTTGCGCGGCGCTCACCTCACAAGCTGTTGACACGCGGGGCCTTTCTATTGGAGGTGAGACGATGGAAAAGGACGAGTTCAATGCCGCATGTGCTGAGCTACTAGCAGTAGCGAAGCAGACCGTACGGCGACTAGAGGGTATCACAACCGGATACTGGGACGAAATGAGCGGCGGCATGGCCGACTACCTTAGAGACGACGCCCACCGCGCACACAAGTTGGCTGTCAAGATCGCAAAGGAATTCGAAGACTAGCCCTTCCCATGCGAGAGCGTTACGGCGCTCTCGGACGGGCAGAGAATAGCAGAGGAGAGAGACGATGGCATACGCTTACTGGCCCGATATGAGTCCAGGGGCAAAGTTCGGCCCATGCGCCGAGCCATGCAAGCACATCGACTGCGCGCAAACTCGGGAAATGCTGAAGCGTCCCGACTTCGCCTTGTGCGCGACGTGCGGGGAGATCATCGAAGTCGATGCGCCCTTTGTCGGGCGACTCGACAAGCCCGAGCACTTTCATTGCGCCGTGCCGGACTAGCCTTCCCTTCCGCTTGTGGGCGGTGACAGCGCCCACTGACGGGTAGAGAAGAGTAGAGGAGAGCGAACGATGACACACGAACAGGAAGCGCACCTACGGGAGATAGCACAAGCCTTGCGCGAGATTCGGCACTACG